ACCACACAAAGTGGATATAGATACTTATTTAAGGTGAGGTTTAAGTTTTCTTTAATCATTTTTTAAACTTACTGATAGGACGCGGTAGCGGCTAAACCAGGAAAGAGTAACTGATGGCCTTCCACCAGAGTTTAATCTCTCTGGGTGTCATATGTAGTAGCCAGAATCTCTTGATATCAGATTTTAGGAGCTTAACTCTGACATAGTGCGGGCAATATCTCGTATGATTCTCATCATGGAAATCAAATGGTAGGACACGCTTCCTAAGATTGATTCCTAGGTCTATCCATGTCTGAGTTCTGTCAACAGATGAATCAAGAATGGAGACCATGTATGTCTTTCTGATAATATCATATACCACCTCCCTAACCTTTGATGAATCAAGGACAGGATATGGCTGAAAGAAATGGTGGTCACTCTGGTGAACACTGTAGGTGTAGAGTAACTCTTTATATGCCATAACAATCCCTGCAATAATGGGATCAATCCCGTTGCTAGGATCATTTGCTATTAGTTGTTTAACAACCTTTGTACCGTTCTGCTGGAACCCTATAGTAGCTAGTGTTCTCTCTATTGGGGTCAATTTAATCATAGAATGAGCCAGAGTGGTCATTCCCTGATGCGATAAAATCTGATTGCCGTCCACAGGCCCATGATTCATAACAAGATGACTTTTGGATTGAATGATCCATGAATGGAGCTGTGATGATGTATTACAGCTTGATGAGCTGAGTTTAGCCATTATGATCCCCGGATCAAGTACTTGTGAAATTTTGAGATTGATCGCAATAACATACATTTCAGTAGAATCAGGGTTACTATACCAAGGGATATGGAGGAATACTTCTTCATATTGTTCACAAATGAACTTTATTAGCTCTGACATCCAATCATCCCCTAAGGGCATTAGTTTGAGAACCAAAACAGAGCCAGGTGCTCCAGTTGCCACTGCTATACTAACAACATGACATAATTCTTCCAACACTTGGAGCCTTGTTTTTTCACTAGTCCCCTCCATATCACAATGCACCATACTACATGTTCCTATCTTGACCTGGTTTAAAATATAAGCATAGCATTCTAAATTTCCTATCCAGGTGCTTTCAGGTTTCCCGTTGAATAGTATCTCAATCTGGTCATTTAATAGATTTTGTACCGAGTTTTGCTTCCCTACAAGTGCTACCTCTGAGGGATATGGATTAAATTCTCTTTGACCCCTTACAGAATCTGTGAACACACCAGTATTATAATAACACTTTGTATTGCCCAGCATATAGTAATATGTGACCAACATTGCACCCGATCCTTCCCCTAAAAATAGTCTCTGGCCTGTTTGGTCAAATCTGCCTGCTATTACATTTGCAATCTCAAGGGCCTTGTAACAGCTGGTGGAGTTGATTCCAAGTCTGCGATACAGGTGATGGCTATAATCAACCGCCTGTCGCGATAGGTTGGGGATTGCGGGGCATGCGAAAGCACTTGTGATTGTGCTCAAGACCTCTGTAGCGGACAAAGTTATGTTCTTAGGAAGTTCATCTGGTATTGAAACGATACTGTGAGGAGTGCTAACAACATCAGGCGGGATCCTGTCTGTAATGAACCCTTGCAGGATGAGCCCTGGATCAGGCATTCTCAGCCTCAACTGTTTAATAGTACCCCGGCGGATATAAGTCACAGATGCCGGATAGGCAAAAATAGTTAGGTCCTCAATATTCCAGTCCATGCTTGCTGTTGTTAACCGAGCTGCCCTGTCTATTGAATCTCTGAGTACCCTACATTTATTGATTGGATCAAGTCCCCGAATTATAACACTAAAGTGTTCATTGACATATAAATCTGAAATCATAGCGAGGTGTTTCGACTGCACTACATCATACCTCTGTGATAGAACATCCTCATCAGGCTCACATATCATATACGGAATATGGACATCATCATCTGACTCCCATACAGACAGGTACATACTGTAACATTCTACTAAATAGTCACGAATAAGCTCCACCAGGTTCTGTTGATCTACTAAGTGCCCTGCTCTTGGTTCGATCAGATCAGCATCCCACATTCTACGGAAGACTCTAGGATGAGAAAAGGCATTGACCAGAATATTTAAAGATCCCTTAGACATTCTTGATAATAGGGTATGCAGGAGCTCAACCATCTGGTACCGGCCGCGGGGTCTTCTATAGTGGATCTCAAATGCCCAATTAACTGCTATGACTTGACCTAAGTGAAGGGACAACAATTTTGGTGAGGCAATTAGGAATTCTGCGATAAGACTACTGATGTCATCGTCACTCTCTACAGCTTTGATCTCATTGAGGTGGTCGTTCTCAGCCTTTGTAATTATATCAATCAGGGTTACAGCTAAAGATTGAGCCAGGCCTCTCGATAAGTCTTCAGTGGACCAGATTGTAAAATCTACCAGGGCTATTCGGAACCGTTGCTGATCTAGTCTCAACTGATCTCTCTCAATAATTGGGCTGTTATCATATACAAGTTTGTTATTCATCGGAGGAATTGTTACCGGTACACGGTACCTACTTCCGACATTCGGATGATCTTCCATCTTTACTAGGCAACAACTATCCATTACATGTAGATGGAGGACCGTATTTGTCAAACCAGTAGTGCTATCGAACCTGAAGTGATCCTCCATGACAGATAACCCAAGCAACATACCCTGCTGATATACATAATTTGTATCAACCTTAACGCCATCGATCATGAAACTGAGATTGTCATTGCTAATCGTGGTGTATCGTGCTACACGGTTCAACGATGAACTGGAATATTTAACCTGCGTACTCTTGTCACGCATACGGTGGGCAAGGTTAGTTGAAGTTGAGATAGGGGTAATCAATTTGAGATCATCTATTGATAGGTTAGCTCTCTGGTTAGCAATGGTCCATGCTTCATGCCAAGACTCATCTGTATCTCCATAAGCCCATGTATAAATTGTTGCTATCCTGATGGCTGCTTTAAGAGCCTTACTTGGGTTTCTTATATGTCCAACTTTAAGATCACTTCTTTCTTCTGTTGTAGACCCAATGTAAGGCACTCTAATAGCATTTGTAGCTCGACCTACAGCATCCAGATCACATCCACTAGGTGTGAAGAACCATCCATAATATTGGTTCCCTGAGATACATTGACAACAATCCTCATGACCCCTGATGAAAGTTCCAGTACACAGTTCAAGAATATCTGGCACCTCTAGCCCGTAAATCAATCTGCCCATAGATAGGTTTTGCCACATGTGTTGTCTCATAGCCTGGGCTAAAGAAACAGAACAGGCGTCATTATCTATCAAAGGATTGGTGTTCCTAACTGCCATGAGCTGGTTGAATCTTCTAAATTGCTCAATGTCATAGGTAGCAATCTTTGTTATCATTCCTGATTTGAGCCCTCCCACTCTGAGCCCACTTCGCACAAAACCTTTGGTGGAATCAAGCATACCTGCAATGTGCTCTCTGGCCCCTGTCATAGAATTATCTATGATTTCGTGAGCAGCTCTTGGGATAATAACACGTCTGTCCATCAGGAACCTAGCAAGTTCTTGGTCCTCATCAGTAGTACCGTTATGGAAAAGACCCCTTAGCATGGGGTTCGGGCTGTGGACTAAAATATTTCGTGCGGTTATATTTTTTAGCATCTTAGTTATGCTCTGAGTGTTAGGAATATTGGCTGAATAGGGATCATTAGCCCAGTCCAGGAAAGAAGAATCACCAGGCTCTTGGTTCATGACTTTTTGCAGAATACTTTTTGAGAGGACACTAGATTTCATTAGTCTCTTGACATCTGCTAGGGATGCAGTTAGTGGGTCACCGATATTCCTGACGTATAGTCTACTCATGTTCATATAATTGAACCCCCCCAATGGTGCAGGTGTAAGAGCAGCATGGAGAAGCCACTGTTTATTGCCAATAATAGGGTTCTTGATATCATGGGTCATGAAAGGGTTGATAGTGAAATCCAATGATATCATAAGTTGTTGAACAGTCTTAAGTAGACAAAGTCCGTACCCCACATTCCGTGAATATCCCTTTTCTATGGCTTTTGCAAGTGAAGTTGCTATATTGCTGCATGCAGATCGTGTCTCGTCGACGATGGTTTCGGACCAGAACACACACCTTGAGATAGCTTTGAGGGATTGTGATAAGGCTACACCATCATAGTATATCTGCTTAGAGTAAATAAAGAAGTGACTAGAAATCACTGTCTCATTGGCCTTGAGGTTGTGGCCGACCATGGCGAGATTTTCTCGGAGTCTATGGAAGTACAATCTGGCTGCGCGTGAACTCTCCTCCTTCTTTAACCAGTAAGGGTAGCGGCTTGGAACCCTCTTGGTAATGGCAATTGCCTCATTATCACCTTGCACCACTGAACTGATCCTGACTCCTACCTCATAGGCCGACAGATATAGGTATGGGATTGTTGCTATAGTCCAAAGTTTTTGACAGAACCCTTCAATCCCACCCATGGGGTACTTGATGAAGATGTGCTCATCGGGGCATGCATCGAGGTCTATATGGAGGAGGTTCCCTGGAGGGCAGTATGGATCACAGACATATAGAACAGAGCGCTCCAACCGTCTATGGAGCCACTGGAAGAAACCCTGGAGCCCGTAAATTTCGTCCAACCTCTGAGCAAATACATTGATTGTCTCTGCTCTCCAATTAAGACAGAATTTTTGCAGATCTGTCGTCAAGAATGTACTAATTGTTTCATATTGACCTCCGGATTCAAGGCTTATCGGATTGACATAGGTGCCTTCATGATCACCTCTATGCCTAGGTTGCTCGTCAGGCTTTCTATGACCAATTCCAGTTCCCTCTCCAGCATAAATAGTGGGAGACCCGATTAATAGTCTATTGACTTCCTCCCTTAGAGCATTATTCCTTGGGACTGCAGATATTGATAGGCGGTGTAGAGTCTTTGCCAGTTCATGTTCATCTTTAGCCATCCCATTATCCTTAAAGTACTTCCCGACTCCATTGGCAATGAGGTTCTCAGCTATGACCTGGCATGCCCTCATCTTGTAGGTCATTTTTGCAAAAAGTCTGCCTACTTGCTTAGTCTCTTTCTCCTTGAGGCTATATGATAGATTGAAATCTTTATCCTCCAAGTAATCACCACTCAGCACATATTGGATCATCTCATAGGGGTCAAATTTAGGATCACTAACGAATACATCTATTAATCTCCTTGAGGTAGTAGCTTTGGGAGGTCTATAGGGCATGACTTCGATAGGGTATGCTGAATCCCATTCCTTCTTGAGTGCAGCAAGAGCCTTGTCCTTCATATACATAGTCAAGTCTTCATCAAGAGACAGAGGCATGAAGCACCCGAATCTGATGCCACAAAATGATTTCCAGTTGGTAATGCAGATTGGATCTGTTAGAGCTTCATTATTGAGTTGGGCAGATTTGACAATTAATGCACAATGATCAGGGAGGGTCACGGGGGGCCAAACGCCTCCATGCCTATCTCTGAACCCGTTAATGATAGTACCGCAGAAGATGGCGTGGCCCTTCATCATTACTTCGAACGAGATTAACTTGGGCTTGTGCATATGGTCTCGTACCTTATTTGCGGCATTTTCCGCCTCTAATATTGGGTGGCCAAAACTACGAAAGAACGAGAACATCTCTGCTAGCAGGTGGATGCTATCGATGTTAAATATTGATCGAACTATCCGCAGGACACTCTTTTGATCTTCCTCATGGGTATATCCAGCGTCATTGAGTTCAGCTATGAGCTCATTCAGTGAATGATCCAAGAATGCCCCGGCAAGGATAGGTGATTCATCTCTTAATTGGAGAAATCCTAATGTTAATGGTTCAAGTAGAGAGACAACATTGTATGTGCGGTTCCCAAGGTCCTGGAATAACCCGTCAATAAAGGACCATAATTTATATACATTTGGAACAATTGGCCCGTATTTCGGGTCACTACACATGGCAACATCACACATCATTCGTCCTTCAACCACATCACATAGCATCAGGACAATCTCGAAAGTGAGATAATATGTTTCTCTCCTTTTAAGGTTGATTATGTAAGTTAAGAATCTATTGATCACAATTATGTTGTTATGTGTTCTTATTATTACAGGGATCTCTCGGGCAGTTTTAGAATGAATACTATACTTCTTTATACATGCACGCATTTCAGTCTTGAGGGTGAACCAGAACAAAAAGGGGTGATACCATTGTGATCTCGTCATCACTTCAGGTAGCTTAATAATACTATCATGGCAAAGAGCTTCTGGATCAATAGCAGGTTCAGCAGATAGGCCGAGATCAGCTCTGATTGATGCTAGTGAAATTGCAATGTGTTGACTGACCATAGAGAAAGCAGAATTTGCATGAGCTAGAACATCATCCAATCTTTTAGCAATTCTATCATCTACATAATTGAACAAGATTTTATTACATTCTGGGTATGGGATATGATGGCAGCTGTAAGGCGGTCTGGTATAAGGGAGGACCATCTGGCCTGATATCCCTAAGATTCGTAGGTGATAAGGTTGGCCACTAATTTGGCTGCGTAATCTAATATTCCTAAGGGCTGTCTCATCTTTAAGGACCTGATTGTGCGGGAGATGTGAGTAGGTTAAGTAAGTGACTAGCCTTTGGCCAACTATTGGGCTGTTGAGGTGAGATTCTGGGTACAATATTGTATCAGTCTCTTCCATAGCTTAGCTCGTGCTGGATCTCCCTGGATCCTAAGTTTTTTATAATTCTCTGTCTGGAGAGGAAGAGGTTACTACATCAAAGTCGATACAGGCAGCGCCCAATATTCAATCACACAGGCAATGGATATAAATAATCTGGCAATCCAGTCAGGCACTCACACACTTCACAGCTTATCTATTTCAAAGTTATCAATTTCTCTGATAGATTCTGTCATCTGAACGAAATCAAGGTCATGGCGTTCTTGGCGCATCAGATGACACACTCATAGCTTTAGAATCCTCAACAATCACCGGGATAAGCGCCCTTCTATTCTGAGGAGCATTACCGTTACACATTGTAGGCTGATACCAAGAAAGTGCTTGGAACTGGGGGAGCTGACCCTGATGCAAAAGTAATGTCATAACACCTATACAGAGATCATAACTGGGATTCGGGGGCACAGTAGAATAGCATGCAATAGAACTCTCATGCAGTGTAATATTGCCCCCCACAATAGGCTTCCAGAAAAGCTCTGTTTGCTGTTGAACATGCATTATAGAGGGGTTGTGTGGTTGATTCATCGGGAAGATGCCAACCCCAACATTAAACTCGGGGTGCATCGGGGTAAATGCAGGAGAGATTACAGCTACACACCCTCCGGGACAACCTTTAACCCGGTTACATCCATTTGGTGCTGGGACCCTGGTGCTCGTAAGCTGAATTTCCCGCATATAAAATCTGTCGGATGGTTGTATTCTACCCACCTGGACCTCATTGCTCCATCCTCCATTGTGAAGGTTGTACAGGATCTCACCAGTCTCTGGCACCCTATACAGATCCCCAGCTGATGCCTGATAGTATTGATCACGCTCAATAACATAAACCACATCCTCAGGATCAATTACGCTATCTATATCTACAGACAAAATAGCTTGATGGAGATATGTGTTATCCTCCTGACTAACCCTCTGAGCTGTATTGCAGTCATCTTGGTTAGCTGTTGGGCATCCAGTGCCTCTACACTTAGCTTGGTATTCTGACTGTCCTACCCGGACAACATTACCGAATGCGTGGAATTTGCTATGGTAAGCATACCCTTTTCCTGCTACTGTATATACTGAAAAGAAAGAGAACCCTGAGAGCCAAGATTGAGGAGGAATAACCCTCTCACTTAGCTCTCCTACTAGTGATGCCTTGAAAAGAACTATATTGGGCTTCCGCTTAGCAGTCCTATCTCTAAGAGGTCCTACTGATGTTTCTGTGCATAGTGCAAATCCGGCATGGCCCTTGACTGCCAGAGCACAACCATCATAAGCTGGGAGTGCTCTTTTGGTCCAATGCCTCAACGGGGTTGGTACTGGGTCCCCGAATGGGTCTGATGTTATGACACCCATTTCAAAGTGACGGACTGATTTTTGATGGTCCTGGCAGGAACCTCGCATAGCTAGGTATGTTAGCATATATACTCCGTCATCTACCACAATTACAGGTTGCCTGACGCAGTTCCTAATCAATGCCCCAGTAGCAGTCCCAATCATTGCCGGTATCAGATTCAAGTTTGGTTGGAATGCTTGAAGTGGGCACTCTTTAGCAGTAACAGACCAGGAATCCTGTGTTCGAATCTTATAGAGGGCATTCGGATAAGCCCCTGCCATAGAGTGGATCTCACTTGCCTCGAGCAGTTGGATAGATATATTAGTTATCCTTTGAAGTGATTGCTCAACTTGCCGGAGGTAATCATACCCTATCTCAGGTCTATTCTCACAATTGGAACTACACTGTGTAGCCAAGGCCGTGGAGTGGCCCGAGGTTGTCGGTGGAGGAGGTGTCTGAGTATTGATCTTAGATGCTATAGATGCAAGCATCTTTGGGAGCTGGAATAACACACTGTCTAATATGTTCCTGAGCTTTGGGGTAGTATCCTCGAGAATTAACTTGACAGTCTTTTCTGTTGCCATCCTTGTTACTTGGATATCTCCCCCAATCCTTCCTTTCCAATCCTTGTCAGACGAGTAATTTGCAAGTGCTATAATTCCTACAATAATCCCAATCAGTGACATGCAAAATGTAAGTGTGCCACATACATGACCAAAGTACTCCCAAAACCTAGCATTCCCCAGAGGTAGGGGGCGTTGACCCTTAGATTCTGTGGATTTTGTAGTTATAACTACTGGCCTCTCGGCATTATTAGTGTAATAAGAGGCTGGATAGTTGATTGGTGCCATTTTAATTCTCTGTTGCTTGGTGACAGCTGGACCTTGGTCCTAAGTTTTTTATAGTGTTCCTGTAATAGTGTTATATTTCCATAAGATTACATGGAAAGTGGTTATTAATTACTCTGCGGGATCATAGCCCTTGTTGGTTTTCCCAGAGTATATCTGAGACTCCATGGGGAATGACTTAGGAGCAAAAGTTGGGACCTGTTCTAACATAGTCGTCTTAACCAGGATTTCGTTTTGAGTCCTATACAGGTAGACAAGCCCAATTAACAACACTAAGATTAAGACAGCAAGCACCACACATATGACTATCGCAGCGGTTGCCAAAATATGATCACGCGCACCCCGAGCACGCTCCGAGAGAACTCGTTGAGCTTGGTGGAGCAGTTCAGCAGATTGGTCAATCGTACTAACGACAGCATTCAGCTGGTTACTAACATCAATAGGATCTGTTGTTATAATAGGGCCAAGGGTAATATTGTTTATAACTGATATGGTTGGCAGTTTACGAACACCTAATCTGATCCGAATCCCATCAACTACATGAGTATCACAGGTATCTCGAGTTAACAGTGTTAGTGGCTGATCCGGGGATTGGTAGATTTCGGACTCTGGCTCCTCACATCTACAGGTAATAGACATACAATTGGCAACCATATTCCCTTGCAATATTAAGTATCTTGGAGCCTCCCTATCTCTGACAACCATACGAGAGCAAAGAGCAATATTCCCTCGCAGACAATCTTGTGTAACTTGACTCATTGGATAGGTCATGTCACGGTCACACAGTACAAAGTCATCCCCGACAGAGCAGGATGATGTTTGTATATTGGCAATGGAATAACCTCTGGTCACTATATAGTTGGGCCCGGTAGTAATCCAATCTTGCCCATCACTGGAATATGAGACATAGGACAGCTCTGAAATTGCAACATTCGGAATCTTGATAATATTAGGATATCTCATCTTGATAATCACTACTCCGAGGCTCGGGTCGGCATCAATAATTTGCCCCTTAATTGCTCCAACCTTAACTAGCCTACTGAGGTCTTGCCCAGAGTAATTTAGTTCGTCGACCATAAGCTTTATATTCCCTCCGGCCGCTCTAGCAAGAGCTTGGATAGAGATCTTCCCTGAAAGCGGATCTTGGAGATTTGGTCCAATCACTGAGAAAATCTCTGCATAGTACTGCAGTAACATTGCTTGGAGGCGGGTAGCCCAGACTTCACATGCTAAGTCATTGATCCTAGGAATGAGCCTATTATTAATTTGGTCCTGCAACTCATTAATCACTACTGTAATCTCTCTTGTTGCAGTTGTCAATTTATCAATGGCTTTATAGGCATAACCAAGAGATTCCTTGATAGCAGCTATATCTTTTGCATTCTGTCTTGCCTCGTAAAGGGCAACACCTGCTGTAATCTGTGCAGACGTAGCAACGGTCAGTGCAGCCCCTGCAATTATCTCGCCAAACAATTTGTTCCTACCTGAGTACGGATTGATGTTAGAAGTTATAAGGTCAAGCGTGTCATTGATAGGAGTTAGAAGGGAACTAATCAAGTGCTTATACTCATTAACCACACCCTGAGCACAATCCTGGATGTTTGAGATATTTGGGAGCATATTTATCACGAGAAGTTGCTCTGTTGGATCACTGGTTGTCCTGTAATCTAGAGTCTTAGTAACAAATACTCCAATAGATGACAAATTTGCTAGGTGTATCTGCCCAAAGACATTAGTGATGTTATAATGATTAATAACGATTATAATCAACAGTATTTTGTAACGCAGGGGAGTCTTTTCTTGCTCGGCCATTTCTGGCATCGGAATGTCTGGACGTTAGTCCTAAGTTTTTTATTGATTATCTTGCTGAGAAATTAGTAAGAGAATTTGGCAAGCTTCATGAATAGTTGGCACATTGTCTTAGCTGAGAGCTTTTGGTATGCAGGTTAATTTGTCAGGATTTTCCCAGTATTGTCAATCAGGATATCATCATAGATTTTGAATTCCGGAGGAACTGAAGGTTGGAAAACTGCAGTCACCTTGCGGATAGAGCATTGGGTCTTCCATAAGAGCTTGTTGAGACTGGGATTAATACCCATGAGAGAGTAGCAGATAGACCTATGAAAACCCAGCTGGGCATGCAAAGCCTTGCTCATTTTCCCTTGTACCCTCAAGTGGAAACTCAGTCCCCCTACACAGCCCAGGGAGAAGACCAAATTCATCCTCTCTACCTTGATCCTACAATAGTCATGTGAGTAGGGTTTAGATTTCTTCCTTTGGAATAACCCGACATGTACCATGAAGGACACAACCTTGAACTCATCCGCTGGGTTGACCTTCGGATAGAGTTTTTGATCAATGGAGCACCCAGCATTTATTTCAACAAGTAAATTGAATGCCACTGCATTTGGGGCACGAATATCCTGGACAGAGCTAGGTACTTTGTACAGCCCCGAGTCAGTCAGCATGGTGATAGTTAGGAATACTGGTCTGAACTTCTGGGGTGTCTCAAGGGGAATATCCTCCACCCTATTACACACCTTTGTTGCATCAAATATTGCACCCCTGGTCAAGACAGCTTTCCACGGTGCAAGGACATTCAATGGAGTTGTATTATAATAAACGAGCTTTTCACCCTTACCCACAGTGCGGCGCACAATAATCTTTAATTCCTGGCAAGCTGCTAGCAGTTCGTATGGACCTGCAGTGGATTGGCCCACTCCCAGCGGATAGGCTCCGAAGGTCCTACCTGGTGGTCTGGTCTGAGGTTGGCTATCGAGGATGTCATCCTCAATTACCCCTTGAAGAAACAGGTACATATACCCACCAGGTCTCCGGGTGCCTGTACCGGGGTATACGACTCGAACTCTCGGTATTATCTTCCCCTCTCTATCATAGTCTGGTCTCAGATCGTCAATACACCCTTTGTTTGCCCAGGTTCCGGGTAGGAATTCGTGTGTGCTGGACATCTTGTCGCCGATGGACCCGTTAGTCCTAAGTTTTTTATAATTTGGTAAAGGGTAATGTAAACACCTAATGAGAATCACATTAGTTAAGGATTACCGATCATACTGCCTACTGTTTTGCCTTCCTCAGTTGAGCCAAGATGGCATCATGTACCTCTTGGAGCTGCTTGGGGGTCTTAGCATGAGACAGGATTGATATCATCCTTTCTGCCACTCTCGGATCTTTGATACGAGTTTCGATGAGCGCTAGGACAACTTCGCGTGACACATTTGTCCCGGTGGGTTTGAAACCTGCAGCATTTGTTTTATCAGGATCAATTGGCTCTGGGAAGACTCCCGGCTTCGGTTCCATGGTAACAGTAGAGGTGCTGGAGGCTTTCCAACTGCCTGCACTGCCTGACTCAAAGGAAACATTGACACCCTTGGGTCTTGCAGCATCATTTATTCCCCGACCTTTGTCTCTGCCAAGAAGGGGCTTGAGGTCCGGTTTTGGATCCACAGCGGCGTCGGATCTGCCGGATGATGGTATTGCTATCATCACACAACTTATTTGACCCTCTAATGTTGATAGAGCCAAACCGTGTTTACTTAGGGTCTTCTTGATGACCTCAACCTCCGTTTTGACCTCTTCTAAGGCTTTAAGCTTGACCAAGATTGTTCTTTGATTGTCTAGGATCTCGTTTAAAAGGGTCAGTGCTGATTCTGCCGTGCTTAGATTATCCGGATCAATGAAACTGCTATTTGCTGATAAGGATGTGCAGTAAGGCTCATCACTACTAACTCTATCACTAGTTGCTCGCTCTGGAATGGCTAGCTCAGATGCACTAGTCATTGTAGATGTCCTCTTGCGAGACACCGGGACCAACACATTCCGGGCAGAACACTGGGCACTTCCCGCACTTACACGACTCACGTCTAGGAAGTGGTGTGACACGGGCACACACGGGATTGCACCAGGATTCAACAAGAAACCCGCAGTCTGTCCATGTGAGACTGTACTCCCGTCTATGCCCCTTTTAGTATAATCCCTCGGGGGCGGAATAGGAGTCCCAGTGTCCGTTGATGTATCAATTCCAGTTAGCCTTCTTGGCTTAGGCTGACTTATAAAGCCAAGAGACTCCTTGACATCATCACAGCTCGGGTTATCATTAATGGTTGAACCCCTATTTGGGGGAGCAATCACTTTTGCATCACCGCTCTCACCCACTGGACTGCCTCGTGTAGGGCTTCCTTCTCCCTCTGACTCTGACAGATATGCTCCTCCACTTGCTGCACCCAACAAGACGTAACAGGGCTCCCTTCTGATACCCTCATCAGGATGGTCTTGACGAACTGGACTGTCGTGTACTCCGTCAAACCCTCCAGGCCCCTGAGGCCCCTTAGATTCTCCCTCTCCATATCTCTCAGCATTGTCAACAAGTTGATTGCTTCCGCTTGCTTCCTGGCTTGAGTTTCCTTCTCCACCCCAACCAGATCCGGATTCTTCCTCACTCCCACTCTCACCCTTGGTCTCGGGGTCCGTGGTGGAGGTCTGGGTGGTGACTCCCTGGACTGAGAGTCTTCTTCCGCATTGGTTCTCTGTCGTCGGAGAGTCAGTTTCCTTAACGACTGCAAGAACCTGGAGGGCATCTCTGATGACCTTTTGACCGTTGGTTTCCATTGACTCTGCTTGGATTAGGCCGGACCTTGGTCCTAAGTTTTTTGTAATGTTTCCTGTTGTGAAGGGTTGATTGATGGTTTTAAGGGCCCATTATCTCATTAACTCTTGGTCATTGTACCGCATGAGGTCGGGATGGCTAAGCACTCTTGTCGGGCCACGGTACCCTGTTGGTCTTTCGGGAAGAGAAGCATGCGGGGTCATGGGTCTGTTAGTTGGAGGGTCATAATCAAAGGCTGCCTGAATGGCTGCAGCGAAGTCATCAGCATCATCCTCATCCTCTCCGGTTTCTGCAGCTGTGTTGCTGTGCTGTTGGATTGGCGTTCTCAACAATGTGGGTCGCTGACTTTGAACTTGCTTAGCTGATTGCCCTGATTTAGGTTCATCATCGTCCAGAGATGCTACCTGAAATTCCCCTTGTTGGTACTCATCTATATCACCTGCCCCGCGTGTCCCCATACCCTGGATCATCCTCTGCAGCCTACCATGATCTTCAGACGTCATCCCTAGCTCTCTGGCCATATGCTGATCCACAGAGCCTTCCATTTGTCGCACAACCCTTTGTCCAAGCCTGAACAGACCATGGTCAAGGTATGGCCGATTGAAATTCAGATTGGCCATTGCTCTATCCAGAGCTGCTCCGACCCCCATCGCATAACTCCACAACAAGGGATAATTTCCTGGTGCGAATTTAGTTTGGACAGACTCCTCAAGTAGTACCATATACGGAGCACTGGGACCCATTTCAAGGTACATCTTCATAAGGCGCTCGATCGTGGCCAAATCACCTTGGAACTCATTTAGTGCTAGAGCAGAGTATCTGGTCTCAATCCCGTATCGAATGGTGAGATGGAAGCCTGCAAGACCCGACTCCTCTATATAATTACCAATATCTGCAATAGCCTCAAGTAGCCTGCCTTTATTTCCCCCCATTCTCTGAATCTCAATCAATGTTCTCACCATAAACCTTCGTACGCTGAGATCAGCTGCAAGATGGCCTCTAGTGATGTTTAACCAGATCGTATTCAATTTGTAGAAAGATACAACCCTCCTTTGTTGGGCATACTTTATCCACCTCCTCAACTCACCATCTCTAGCTGTATCAGGAGCTGTTACTGCTTTAATAAGCAGAGTCCATAGCTGGATCTGGACAGTCATATTGGCTACCATAAATTCATCCATAGGGATATCATCCTGCTCCCATGCATCTTCGTCTTCAAAGGGGACATCATTCTGTGCTCTGCCTGGGGGGTTGTTTGCCATCCTCATATATTGGGCCATCTGTTCTTGGTAATTTACACCTCTGGAGGCGAACACAGGTTCTCCTTCAGCATTGAGAGTGAACTCCACTATGGTGATTGATAGATCAGGGTCTGTACACAAGCGCCTGACCATGCTTGCTGGATTCTCTGACATCAGTGCAATCATAGATAGAAGAGCGCCAGTTATGACTGAGGGGGATGCTTCATCTGACCAAATAACACCTAGTAACATCTTGAGGAGCTTCCACCTTGGTTTGCTGCCCTCTTGGCCTGGAACAATTACTGCAACTTTGCGCTTGATGGCAGTGATCGCACCTTTGGCAATCTTATCTGTCTTGATACATAACTTAGCCTCCTTAAAATCCTTAAGAGCACTTAAAACACCTGCCATTTTGGAGTAGCTGTTGCTGTCACCTAGCAAACCAGACTTTACTCCTAAGTTTGTATTGGAGTGCTTTTTATTTATAGTAATCATAGCCACCTTTGTGTGGT